TAGCTGAAACTATAGAGCATGAATTAAAAACTTCTTTATCTTTTATTGATATAAAAAATTATCACAACACAATAGTAATGGAAATGAATACCAATAATCTTGCGCAATTTTCTGTAAACACTATAGGATATTCTAAATATTATAGAAATGTGAAACACCCAACAACGTTATTATTTGGATATTTATTTGAAATTCCAATATATGTAAATGAAGAATTGGGTGATAAAGAAATATTATTAACATATATTGATGGTGAAAATGAATGATTTAACGAATACAATTCCAGATTTCTTTTTCGAAAGTCAATATTATTTAGAAAATCCACTTCAGTATAATTACAAAGAAATTGAAGACTCTAAAAAAATTATTAACAAAGAACTTGTTCTTATAAATAAAGAGCTTGTATTTAAAAATCGAAAAGAATACTATGATTATATTAATGACTTGCTCATATCTCAAGGTTTAATCGGGGAAAATATTGCACCAATAGTGTGTTTTATTAATTGCAAATTAACAATAAGAAATACGATTGGGTTTACCATATTTTCAAAAACTAAAATTATTCCCGAAATACATTTCCTTAATTGTGAGATAGATCTTAGAACCGAATAACCACATAATACAGGCGGAAATTAAAAAATGGCAGAACAAAATTCAGCGGCAATTCCAGATTTTTCTTTTGATAATAAATTTTATTTAGACAATATTCTATATGACGAGGCCACGCGAACGGCCAGGAAAAATAAAGTAACAAAGAGAAGCTGTACAATAGAAATTCCAACTAAAGAAGATAATGCAGAAGATAATATTGTAAAGTTTATATTAAATACAAAACTTGAAGTCTATAAAGTTTTATCTATAGATATTTTATCAATTGAATTAAATATGTGGAATCTTACGAAAGTAATTACATCTAATTTTCACAGAAATCATATCGATACTGTAGTCAATGCAAATGTTAATGATATTCACGCTTATATGTTTGGATTACCAATTCGAATAAATGAAAGTTTACCTGACAATAAAATTGTTTTTCACTTTACTAAAAATAAGGATGTTGATGATTTGAGTGATAATTAACTGAAAAGACTTAGAATTCTCTAAGTCTTAATATAAATAGTGCACTGCAAGGTGTTTAAACTACGTCGGTTTAATTAAAATATTTTTAAATCGACCATCTTATGATGGAAAGGAATGACAATCTTGAAAAGTAAATTTGTGAATCTTCATGGGCACTCGCATATAGGCAGCCCAAGCGACGCGTTAAATGATGTTTATGAGCTATTTGAGCAGGCCAAAGGATTAGGGCAGACTTCGATGGCCCTAACTGATCATGGCAGCATGGCGGCTTTGTTTGATGCATACAAAGCTAGTTTAAAATCTGGTGTAAAATTAATTCCAGGAATGGAAGCTTATGTAACTGATGATCTAACTGGTAAGAAAAATTACCACTTGGTTCTATTGGCGAAAAATCAAGAAGGATATAAAAATATTTTAAGGCTAAATTACGAAGCCTTTAAAAACCAAAGCGCTGGCTATATGGGGAAAACAACTCCTAGAGTTGGCATTGAACATCTTGAGAAGTTCAATGAAGGTATAATTGCCTTAACGGCATGTTGCAACGGATTAGTTGCAAAGACACTGATAACCAATCAGGAAGAAGACAAAGCTATTGAATATATGAAAAAGTTTAAAGAGATCTTTAAAAGTGGATTCTATCTAGAACTTCAGCCTCATAAATTAGAACATATAGATAAGCATGGCAAAGAAGTAAATCAAGTAAAGTTAAACGAAGCTTTGTTGAAATATTCAAGAGATTTGGATATTCCATACACAATTACTTGCGATACCCATTATCCATCGAAAGATAGATCTGTAACTCATGATCTAATGTTGGCAACAAAAGATAAGAAGTCTGTAAATGATCCCGATAGATTTCGCTATGGTACGCAAGAAATGTATCTAAAATCAGAAGAAGAAATAATTGAATTCTTCGGAAAAGATATAGCCGAAACTGGAATTAATAATTCGTTTGATATATCGCTGATGTGTGATGCTCCGGTTTATCTTAAAGCATCTGGTCCGAGACTTCCTAGATTTAAAGTTAAGGAGGAAAGTAATTATACAGAGTTTAGATCTTGGTATGACAAGGAAGAGCTTGAGATTGAGGAAGAAAAAGCTTATCTGAGATATAAGTGCATTGATGGATTTAAGAATAGACTAAAAGATCTTGATGCTGCAGAAAAGAAAGTTTATTGGGAACGAGTTGTGCACGAAATCTCCGTCTTAGAGGAAAAAGGTTTTTGCAGCTATATGTTGATTGTGGCAGATTATGTAAATTGGGCTAAGAATAATTCCATACCAGTAGGGCCCGGAAGAGGCTCAGGCGCTGGTTCTTTGGTTGGATATCTGATGGGGATTACCGATGTAGAGCCAATGAAACATAAGCTAATATTTGAAAGATTTATTAACAAAGAAAAGAAGGATTTTCCAGATTACGATATAGACTTCGGAAAGCCAGCTCTTATCAAAGAATATCTTAAGAACAAATATGGCGAAGATAAAGTAGCTTCAATTAGTAATTGGGCTTGTGTATCTCCAAAAGTTGCCGTTAAAGATATTGCGCGAAGCTTAGAGATTGGCGGAAGTAAATCGGCAGCATTTCAGATAGCAAATGCAATAACGACGATCATGCCGGATTCAGAAACCATAGAGGATGCAGTTAGAGATAATAAAGAATTCGCAAAATATATGAAACAGTATCCTGAAATTTATGATAATGCGAAATTTTTACAAGGAGTAACTCGCCAAGTATCAACACACGCAGCTGGTGTAGTCATAAGCGAAGAACCGTTATATGAAACAACTCCATTAAGAATTGACGCCAAGAATGATCTTTTAGTAACTCAGTGGTCAAAAGATCAGTGCAGTGAAAATGGATTAATAAAAATGGATATTCTTGGTTTGGAAAGTTTAAATGTAATTGATGATTCATTTAAAATGATTGAGCAAAATCACAATGTTAAATTAACAATGCATGAAATTCCAATGGATGATGCAAATGTTTATAAGATGATAAGTGATGGCGATGTGTCTGGAATATTCCAATTAGAAGATTCTTTAGCTCCATTGTGCGAAAAGATTAAGCCAACAAATATAGATATGGTTGCAGATATAAATGCATTAGGAAGACCTTCCTGTTCTGCGGTCACGAGACAGAAATACATAGATGGAAGATTTGGGGCAAAGACAGAATACACGCATCCAAAATTGGAAAATTCTCTTAAAAAAACATATGGCGTATCTTTATACGAAGAATGCCTTATGACTATAGCCAGAGATTGTGCTGGATGGGATTTGTGCAAGGCTGACGGTTTAAGAAAGTTAACGAAAAATAAAGACCCAAATTCAGAATTAACTAAGAAAACTGCTGAGGATTTTATCAAGGGATGTGTTGATAATGGCATCTCAAAAAATGATGCTACTCATATTTGGGAAAACGAAGTAATGAATTTTTCAGGATATGGATTCAATTCGTCACATGCAGTTTCATACTCATATATTTCATACTATACCGCATGGTTAAAGTATTATTATCCAACAGAATTTATGTGTGCAATCTTAAATAGCAAAGATCCTAATAGCGATAAGATTGCAAAATATTTCAGAGAATGCGAGAGACTTAATGTTGAGTTATTGCCACCGAATATAAACAGCAAATCAGGTGGTTATTCTGTAGCTGGTAATAAAAAAATATCATGTGGAATAGCGTCAATAAAAGGTGTCGGAGAGTCGGCAATAGATAATATTTTAGAAAACCAACCATTCTCAAATATTCAGGAATTTCTCCATAAAACTACCGCAAGAACTGTAAATAAAAGAGTAATTGAAGCGTTAGCTAAAGCCGGTGCATTCAAGCCGTTATTAAGAACGCGCAAGGATATTCACGATAACTATGATTCATATCGTACGAAAGTAAATAATGAAATCAAGAAAGGAAAAAAGTTAGAGGATATTCTGCTGCCCGAGTACAATGATGAATGGGAGCGCAAGGAGCTGTTGACCTACGAGCGAGAAATTTTAGGAAGGACCATATCAGGGTCAATGCATGAGGTTTATCCTAACTTCTTTAAGAAAGATAATTCGACCGTAACAACGCTTGACAAAGTTGAGTCACTACCAAAAGGCCAAAAAATCAAAATTGAAGTAATAGTTAATTCAAAACTTAAAGAATTTAAAATTAAGAAAGGATTAAAGATTGGGCAAAAGTTTGCAAAATATATGGTTGAGGATGTTTACAATAACACCGCCGAATTAACAATCTGGTCCCACGATTACGAAAAGTATAACATTATGTTAACAAATGGTGTTCCAATAAAAGCAATATGCAAAGTTGACGAGTACATGGGAACAAAAAGTTTATCACTTGCGAATATGGAATTTATATTAGGAAAGAAAATATGATTGTATGCTTGAAATGTAAATTTGTAGTTAATAATGAAATGAAGTTCGCTCTTATGCAAAATTCATGCCCGTCATGCGGAAGTCAACTATTTTCACCAGAAGATGTAAGTCAAATACAAGTTCTTCAGAATAAAATATCCGCACAGAAGTTTTCTGAAGATTTTAGCACAGAATTAAATTATGATTTGTCGCTATTTATTTATCACGAACTTAAGAGTGGATTGGGCAAAACTTTAACAATCGCTGCAATGGAAGCATATAGAAAAAAGCTAAGCAAAACATCAGACAAAGAACCTGAGTCAGAAAATCCAGAAGAGACAACGTTCGATGAGCCGATTGCAGACAATGAAGTTGAGGATATGCTAACGATTGCCAGAAAAGAAGTTGAAAGAGAGCTTAGGCCGAAAATCAACAGTATATTGAAAAATAAACCTAGGATTGAGCAAGATCCAGATTTGGAAGATGAATATCCAGAAGAAGATGTTGAAGGCGAAGAATTGGATGATAAAATTGAGAGACTTAAAAAGTTAAATCAACAAAGGTCTGGTGGAAAGATAAAAAAGTCAGAACCAACGCCAGGAACTGTTAAACCTTTTAGCGGAATTAAGAGAGCGCAATGATTAGAGTAGTTGCAAATAAAAGACTTGAATTAAGTAAAGAAGAGTTTGAGTATCTTCAAAAACTTCAAACAGAGTTCGGAGAAGATATATTTCAAGATCTCTTTCAGGTAAATTCGGATGCAAGAATAGTTTCTGTAACTCCAGCTATAAATAAGCCTGTTGCTATGGTAATTTTATTCTTCTTGTTAAATTTAATGTTAAATCAGAGACTAAGAAATTTTGAAGAAACTTTTTCTAAATTAGATAATATCATAGAAAGAGTTAAAAAATTGGAAGATAAAAATGAGTAAGTTTAAAGATAAAGTTAATATTGATGATTTCTCGATAGAAGAAATAGATGTATCAGAAATTGATAGTGTTGTTAAGTGGCTTTCATCAAATGTAACCATAGATGCAAATGTTTCAGAGAAGGGATTGGTAATAACGCTCAATGGACAAAATTTTTGCCAAGAGTTAATTGCCAAGGTTGATAGATGGGTTGGATATAAAGAAAACCTTAAAAACAAAACATGGTCAAAGGCAGCACTTGGAGATGCCACAACTGCAGGACATAAGACTGTAAAGAATCGCGAATGGTTTGCTATGGCTGATGATGAGTATATTAAGATTGCGAATGAGATTGTAACGGCCAGAGCATGTAAAAAATGGTTAGAGAATAAGGCAGAGTTTTTTAATGGATGGCACTATGCATTTAAAACTTTCCTAAAAAGAGATTATGATATAGAAAATCTTGGTAATTTTCAAGTTTCTGGGTATAATATAAGTCTAGAAAATCCGAGTGTCCACAGCTCGGGTGATGATAGTGTTGAGATGTGTGGAGAAGTACAGTGGACAGACGAAGAAAGCTCATAAGACAAAAATACCAATTCGGTAACTTAGGTCAATAATAAAGAGCAAAAATAGGAGAAGACAATGGGCAAAGAAGCAACTTATGGAGAAATTGACTGGAATTCTGGCGATACGGCGGAAAACCAAAAAACTGAGTTCATGAAAATTGAACAAGGTAAAAGTTTAGTAAGAGTGATGGGAAATCCTCATCAGTTTTATGTTAACTGGCTTGAACTTCCTGGTGGAAAAAAGACTAAAATTAATAGTCCGCTTAGCTCACCCGCTCTACTCAAACGATTAGAAGACGCAGACTTTGGTAAAAAGCCTCGTTGGATTGTCAAAGTGCTAGATCGATCTGATGATAAGTTCAAGCTCCTTGAAATCAGCAGCCAAATTTACAAGGGAATTCGTGAACTCTTCAATCATCCCAAGTGGGGTCCGGTTACTGGTTATGACGTAACCATCACGCGAGCTTCTCCGGGTACGCAACCGCTATATACGGTAACGCCTGATCCGAAGGAACCGCTAGATGCATCACTCAAGCAAGCATTTATTGAATTCAACGACAAGGTTGATATTAGTGCTTTGACGAGAGAAGCCGATCCCAAGAAGGTATGTGAATTACTCGGATGGAATATGGAGTCAGAATCAAAGACTTCCCAGGGTAAATCATCTGCCAAACAACAAGTAGCGGCATCAAGTGGCGACGATGAAGATGAGTTTTTTAACTTTACAAAGAGCTAAGATCCTCTAACATTTAATGGCCGTAAGAAGTAATATTCTTACGGCCTTTTTTGTTTTTTATTGTCAAATACGGTATCACTAAGCTATGAAAAAAATAATACTCGGTTTCGATGTGTCCTCAAGTGTGATTGGGTGGTCTGTTTTTAATGTTGATACTAAAAACAATTCGGCTTCACTAGTAACCACTGGTAATATAAAGCCACTAGATAAGAAAAAAAGTAATGGAGAAATATCTGTTAGGTTAAATTCTGCCTGCATTCCAGTGAAAGCATTAATTGAAAAATATTCTCCAGATGAAATTATAGTAGAGGATTATGCCAAACGCTTCTCCAAGGGAAGAAGTACTGCCAGTGTTATTATTATTCTCTCAGTTTTTAATGAGTCCGTCTGTCTTTTGGCGTATAATCATATAAAGGCCCCGGTGCATCGCTATCCAGTAGTCACAATTAGAGCTACGCTTGGTAAATTTTTTAATCAGAAAATTGTTTCCAAGGATGATCTCTATCCTGTTATTGTTGCCAAATGCTCAAACTTTAAACAAAAATTTAATAAAAAAGGCAATTTGGCAAAAGAATCATTGGATGAAGCTGACGCAGTTGCGGTTGTTTTAACTCATTTGATTAAAAAATATCCAAGTACAACCACATGGGATTTGTAAAATATGGAAATTATTGCACCGGAACATTTTGATCTTTATTTTACAGAAAGTATAGAGAGGCCACAAGCTATATTTTTAATGGGCGCATCATATCCGACACAGTACACTTATGCTAATAGGAAAGACTATTCTTTCGTATTATCTTCTTATGATGGGTCAATTAAAATAAATATTATGTGTACAGGTAATTGCCGTAAACCTTCACAAGATAGTTGCTTATGGTATTGCAATGTACAAAGTGTTTTTAGCAGAATACAGAGTAAAGACCTATTTATGGTTGTTGGAACAGAAAATTTAATCAATGAATGTGACAAAATTGAAGACAAATTTATTAGCAAAATATTAACAAATTTTGTTTTACTTAATTTAGACTTCTTTTCAACATTGTAATATTTAAGGAGAGTTAATGCCGAAAGATTTGCTATATGGTAATGATGCTAGAGCTAGAGTTTTGAGTGGTGTTAGTAAGCTGGCCAAAACTGTTGCTGTTACAATGGGACCACAAGGAAAAAATGTTATTGTTGGCAAGGGAGTTGGTGCTCCGACAATAACAAAGGATGGCGTTTCCGTGGCCAGAGAGGTTGTTCTGGAAGACCCTGTTGAGGAGTTGGGGTGCCAACTAGTTAAGGAAGCTGCCGGAAGGACAGCAGACCTTGCTGGTGATGGTACAACAACAGCTACTGTTTTAGCTCATGAGATTTTTTCAAGAGGAAAAGAGTTAATAGACAAGAAGTACAGCACATTACACTTTAGAGATGGGTTTAATTGGGGACTTAATTCTATCTTATTAGAACTTGATAAGCTTTCAAAGCCAATAGATAGTGATGAAACTTTAAAAAATATTGCAATTATATCAACCAACAATGATGCAGATCTTGGCGGAAAAATAGCTGATGCATATATCCTCGTTAATAGGACTGGCATGGTTACGGCCGAGGCGGTTCCTGGTGCCAAGAATTCAGCCAGAGTTGTTGATGGAATAGAGCTTAGATCCGGATTTGCATCTCCTGGATTCTTGGAAAAAGGCCAGAGCAAATGTGTAATGAATAATTGCCACATACTTATCTCCGATAGTGAAATCACTCATATGGCAGATCAAGATGCTCTTAAGTTCTTTACACAATTTGCTTCAGAAAATAAAAGTATTCTTGTAATATCAAAAGACATTAAAAAAGAGGGACTTGCATTCTTTTTAGCCAATCACACACACGGACGCATGCGTGCTTGCGCGATCAAAACTCCATCATTTGGCAAGCGTAATGATCTATGGCTTGAAGATTTGGCAATGTTAGTTGGGGCAACTATTATAGGCGAAGAATCCGGAATCCCGATTTCAAAGCTATCCCAAGAGCATCTTGGGTTTGCTGAAAGAATAGAGATCGGTAGTTATTCCACAAAAATAACTGGCCCAAGAAAAGATGCTGAAAGGATTCAAGATAGAGTTGAAACATATAATCTAGACTTACAAAAGTTAATTGGAGAATTTGAAATCAAAGACATCAAGGATAGAAAGGCATTTTTAAGCAGCACGGCCTCTATAATAACTGTAGGATATTCGACAGAACTAGAACTTAGAGAAAAGGGTGATAGAGTTGAAGATGCGATGTCTGCTGTAAAAGCAGCAATAGAAGAGGGATTCGTTCCAGGTGGAGGATTTGCTTTGTTGAGAGCAGCGCAAAACGTTAATATAAGTAATGCAAAAAAAGAGCATCTCCCGGCGATACAGATTCTGTTAGATTCTTGCTCAAAGCCAGCCAGACAAATTTTGGAAAATTCTAACTTAGAACCTGAAGAAATATTTAAAAAAATAGTTGAACTTCAAGCAACGTCTGATTCATTTTTAGGGTATAATTCTGCTACAGGTGAATATGGTGACCTAATAGAAATGGGAATTGTAGACCCAAAGAAGGTAACCAGATTAGCCTTGCAAAATGCTGCAAGTATTGCGTTGCTACTCATAACAACAGATGCCGTTATCGCTGAGAATCCAAATAAAGAAAGCGGATGGCAACCACCTGCTGGATGGCGTCCACCTAGCGATACAAATCTAAATCACAAACACTAATCGGAGTCCAAATGGCTAAAGAAAAAGAACTTTCAGAAACAGATGCTTACAATATTATCACAGATCTTTTCGGAGAAGATTCAATAAGAGATCCTGATATTAATGCAAAAATTGATATCATAAAAACTTGTAGCCCCGAATTAGATAGAGCAATTGGCGTTGGCGGATGGCCTCGTGCAAGATTAATACAGTTAGCCGGAAAAGAAGCTTCCGGAAAAACTTTCATGGCTCTTATGGCCATGGCTAATTGGCAATCTCAGGATCCAGAAAATTGTTGTGCCTTTATAGACGCAGAATTTACATATGATCCGAGATGGGCCGGATCACTTGGAATTGACAATGATAGAGTATTCTTAATTAAGTCAAATGATGCTGAGGCAATCTTTACTGGATTATTAGGTAAGCCGAAAAAGAATAAAACTACCGGAGTAACAGTTTGGTCACCCGGATTATTGGAGATGATCAAAAACGGTCAAAGAATTAAACACAAGGTTGGGAATAGAGTTGTATCGTTAGATTTAAAAAAGATGGGCGTAATTGTTTTGGACTCTACCGCATCAATGTTACCTCCAATTGAGATGGACTCAGAAGTCGGAAAGCAAAATATCGCAGGATTGGCAAGATTCTTATCAACAGAATTAAGAAAGTTAACTCCAGCTATTGCCACTGCAAACGTTGCATTTATTGCAATTAATCAAGTTAGAGTCAATATTGGCCAGTTCTATGGAGATCCGGAAACTAGTCCAGGTGGAAAAGCATTGAAGCATGCGTGTTCACTAATTGTAGAAGTCGGTCCAATGGGCGGTGCTGATAATATTATTCTTGATTCAAACGAAGAGAAGATTGGTCATAGGGTCAGAGCTAAGGTTACAAAAAATAAATTATGCAACCCGGCAAGAAAGGCTGAGTTTTTAATTAATTTTATGCATGGTCTAGTTGAAACTGAGAATGAACTTCTCAATGTTGGTGTTATGACTGGAATTATAGAGCGACCGAATAATGTATCATATATCATAAATGATGAAAAAATAAGTTCAAGGGAAAAAGTACTCGCCTATATTAAAGATAACTTTGAAAAGTTAGAAGAGCAATTTAGAGATTTTTATTTGAATGGCAAGGATAAAGATTTAAAAATTGAAAGAGAAATTATAGAAGAAGAAGAGAAAAAAGAGTAATATACTAATATAGGAAAATAAAATGTTCATTAATTGTAATCCAAAATGTAAACGTGGAACAACTACAGCCTCACTTGATGTTGAAAAAAATGAGGCTGTGTGTGATCATTGCGGTGATGTTATTGCCATCTCAGACTTCTCAAAAGAAAATATGAAAAGAGCCGGTGACGTTATTAAGAAGAAAGAAGAGCAGCAGCTAAAACCATATCAGTATGAATGTACTACATGCAAAAAAATAATGCCAGCAACATTGGTTGATGGAAAGATTGTTGGGAAAGATTGTAGTGGCGAATGCAAGTTTAATATCACTGAATATACAGAAAAAATGTTAAAAGATGTTCTTAAAAAAACAGAGAGAGATGATGAATAATACAACTGATAAATCCGAAATTGAATTAACAAAATTAATTGATATCCGCTGTTCTAATTTAAAAAATTCAGAACAATGTTTATCGTATCTAAAACAGCGTGGATTAAATTCAGAAGATATACAAAGATATAAGATAGGATATTTTCCACAAAACTTATCAAAATTAATCCAGCACATTCCATCTTCAGTATTACAAAAACTTAGCATAATGAACTATTCCGAAAAATCACTTTTTTCGGATTTTTTTTATTTAGTATTTCCTATAATATCTGAATATGGCGACTCGATTGGCGTTGCGGGAAGAACACTATTAGATCAGGGAGATAGGGATATTTATGATATTCCAAAATACCTAAATAGTAGTTTTAAGAAAGCAAATATTTTATATGGTCTTAACCTATCTCAAGAACACATCATAAAAGAAAATAATGTTTATATTGTAGAGGGCTATTTTGACTACATTGCTTTAGATAAAAACGGTATCAATAATACTGTAGCTATCTGCGGCACTGCATTTTCAAAGAATCATTTTTTGAAGCTAGCAAGATATGCTGACAAATTTACTTTCATCTTGGATGGAGATGAAAGTGGATTGAGATCTATGGAAAAAATTTACGCAAAGTTTATAAACAAAGGTATTAAGCTAAGATTTATGCTATTACCAAAAGGATTTAAAGATGTTGATGAATACTTCGCTTCAGGGCGAAATGCGAATTCCTTTAAAACAGATTTGGAAGATTTTATTCCAAATTATTAATGGAGTATTTTATGGGAAATAAGAGTCGCCTATATCAACACAAGATTGTTGAGATATCTTTTGATCAGTCAAAAATCAATAATTTCGCGAATGAACGAGGAATTAGCCATATTTTAGCCGAGAATGAAACTAACGAAGAGATATCGGATCTCAGAGAAAAACTTTTAGATCAATTATACGAAGTTGTTCATGGTGATTTTTTAACAGAACATCAAAGAAAAATATTACTAATGAGACTAATGGGTAAGACGCAAAATGAAATTGCTTTACACTTAGGAATTACACAATCTGCTGTACACAAGGCAATGCACGGCAATATAGATTATAAAAATGATAAAAAAAGATATGGTGGAATTATAAAGAAATTAAAAAAGATATGCAAAACTAATACTGGAATTCAATGCATTTTAGATAAAATTGATGAAGTTAAAAACACGGAACAAGAATAGATAAGATATTTGTAGTTAAAAGTTCTATTAATAATAAATAAAACTTAGTAGAGGACACGAATGAATAAGCAATGTGATTTATCTCGCCTAGATCAGACGCTAAAAGATCTAAATAAAAATGCGTCAAAAGATCTTTCCAGAAAGGATGTAGTTCCTTTTTCGGAAGAACTTATATCAAGCGGAGCATTTAAAAAAATTGCATTCGACCTTTATAGGGCTGATAACGATCTTTATGCAAACTTATGGACAATGGAAGACGTTGACGGCGCGCCACACTTAGTGAGAGCTGCAGATCCGCAATATGAAAGCAATAGCAATGAAGATGGTAGTTGGATCGTCACAAGTAATTATGATAAAGATAATATTACTTTAGCTTACAAAAACATTCCTATTGCTAGATTTTCATCAGATGAGTTTAAATTTTCTCCAGATGAAATAGTTACGTTCAAAATGGCGCTAATTGATAGACTAAAAAATGATGGTGAATTCATTAAGACATTATTACTTGAACAACCTCAGTCCAAAAGAAGTGCCCTCGTAACAACATTTCCAGAATTCAGCAAACTTATAAAGGAATAATTCTAATGTCTAAGGAAGTAATCAAAGCAGCTGCAGAAGCTCAGGGTATCTTAAGCAATCTTGAAAATGGTAAAACATATTATATAGAATATGTTGCCAAGAGATTCGAAAAAGCTGCACAAGATCATTCTACGGACGCTCTCGTATGTTATATGAGAGACATTCTAGTTAAGAATGCAGCAAAAAAAGAGTTTATTACTCAAAAAGAAATCGGTCAAATGTATGACCAGATGTACGGGCTATCGGGTGGGCATACATCATTTAGAAATGTTTTAGGAGATTTACTCCCGGATAATAGACAATTTGCAAAAATTGCTCATCCCGGCTCACAAACTAGAACGATGGAAGAGAAAAACTTAGAACCTGCTCACCAGAATAGCAAACTATCAAGTGCCTATTCGGTGATTTTTTCTTTGGGGAATGATTCCTCATTTTCTACGCATAGTCCACAACAAAATAAGCTTGCCAATAGAGCTGTTTATACGAAGCTTACGTCATTAGGATATATTCCAACCAACGTTGAGTTAATAAACCAAAATGAACATTTTGCACTATGTTTAGCGCACTATACGACTCAGGCATTAAACAAGGCATATTTAAAAATACCTGTCCAGATATCAAATGGAAGTATTAAAGACCCAGAATATCTAATTGATGGTCAAGACACGGTTCCGTTGAATCAAAAGAATATTGTTGTTGCATTAAAAGAAAGTGAAAATTACCTTAAGAAACTTTCACATAAAAAGCTTGCATCAGGAAGAGGCGATGGCTCAAATGAATTGCAATTTAATCAGGTAGCTGTACCAAAGGCTCTAGAAGAATTCACATCAGATCTTGAAAATACACTAGTTGCTGCTGCATCAAAATTTAATTATAATCAAGTTAAATTGGCAATTTCTATTTTAGACACAGAACTAAACTCTTTCGGTATGAGAGGTTCCGAGATTCGTGTTGGCTCATCAGATGCAAAGGGAATTATATTTGATACGCAAATTCTAAGTGAGCTTGGTAAAGTTGCAATTCAAGTACCGGTAGAATTCCATAATGGTAAGCCGATTCTTCCAAGTAAATTCGCTACCGACGCAACTGTCAATACTAAAAAAGTTTATGACTTTGATAGAGCTGGGTTTGAGAGCTTTCTACAAGATGTAAAGCCCGAAGGTCAGCCGCTAAAGATGGCGAGACAATCTGGTGAATTATCCAAAATGTCATATAGCCAATTAATGGATCGAATGGTCGATGGTGTTGCAACAAAAGATTACTCCATATCAGAAGATGTTCTTGCGGTAGTTCAAGCGAGATTCGGAATAGAGCAATTTAAGATTGCACTTGATAGCTTTACGCAGCTATTGAAGCATTCGTCTGTTGATGGTAGCCGTAGAAAGCAACTTATAAAGTCAGCTTACGAAAAGGGCGATCTTATTCAGATTCCAACGTCTGTAGAATTATATTCTCCGAAACTTCATCTTACGGTCAGCAAGATTGCGTTCGATGAAGATGGAAGAATGGTTCCGGCCTATCGTTCAACTAAAATGGAAAATTTAGTTCAGGATACTGCCATCTCTAATAGTAAAATATTCTTAACATAAAAAGGATTTCATTATGAAGAAAACGGCTATCCAAAAAATTCTTAAAGAAACTCGTGCATTAAAAGACAGATCTTTTGCTCGGCAGGTAAGAGTTTCAGCAATTGAGACTATAAAAAAAGTAGCGGAAGAACACGGAATTTTACAAGATTTCGACAAGAAACCGGTAGAATATAAGTCTAGAGAACAATTAACCGCTAATCGTGGCGGTGAAGAAGGGCCCCCTAAGTTATATGGACTTTCACCTGAGCATCCAGATATTGATAATACCACAAGATATATATCAAGATCTTTATCTACAAGATACTCTCCAGATAGGCCGGGTGTCATGGCGAGAAGAGTTTCTGATGGAGTTATTCAGGACCCAATCACAAATAAAGTTTATGATTGGAATGAAGGATTTAAGACTGAAGGTGGAGACGATTTTCCCGGAGGTCGTGTTGACCTGCAAACAGATGTTGATACGCAGTAAGCTTAACTGCATATAATAAATTTATAGCCCGGAAATCGGGCTATTTTTATTTGGAGATAATAACGTGAGCGTTAATAAAGTTTTTAATCATCCGCAAAAAGAAGAAATAATTTCTAAACTCTTAAATGGTGAGTCCGTAAAGTCCGTTGACTCATGGTTAAAGAAGAAGCATCCGAAGAAGAAAAGCCTATGGGTTTCTTATGCTAGTCTTCAAAAATTTAGAAAAGAGCATCTTAATTTAGATGGAGATATCTTACAGAATATTAAGGAGGCTCGCAAGACTCAAGATTCTGATTCTGAAGATCTTGCTGAAAAGGCAATGCTTGCAACATCAAATGCATATCAGGAAAAAATTAATGAGATTGCGTCTATGGAGCTTGATGCAAATAAGAAATTCATGGAATTAATTGTTTTAATTAGCTCAAGAATGGAGTTCTACTTCAATACAATAAATTCCGGAACAGCAGTTGACTTAAAGAAAGATAGATTATTCTTGGAATTAGTCAATGCCCAACGAGGATTGCTTCAAGATTGGAAGAAGTATGTTGATGGTTTTGCCGATCAAAAAATCGATCATAATATAAATATCAATGTTGTTAATGAGCAGATTACTGTATTAAAAAATATAATTTTTGAAATTGTTCAAGAGATGAGCCCAAGTATGGTTCCTATCTTCATAGAAAAATTAAATCAAAAATTAAATGGTTTAAATTATGATTCTCCTCAATACAGAACCTATCAAGAGATTGCGGTGATTGATGCCGAATAAGAATAGAACAGATTTTTTAAAGTTTGATAATCTAAAATCTGTTTATGACTTTAGGTTGTGGATAGAAAAAGACCTGAAACATTATTACGGTGGAGACGATATTCCGAACGCACACTTGTTAATATTTCTAGACTATATTAAGGAAGTTGCTAAAAACAACCAAGCAATTGATAGAACTATGTGGTTAAAG